TGAAGGTGTTAAACTTGGTGTTTCATCAAGAGGTGTAGGATCTTTAAACAAAACAAACGAAGGATACAGTGTGGTAGGAGAAGATTTTACTCTTGCTACTGCTGCTGATATCGTTGCAGATCCTTCTGCTCCAGATGCATTTGTAGATGGAATCATGGAAGGAAAAGAGTGGGTTTGGGATGGAGGCATCATTCGTGAGCGCCTTGCATCAAAGACTTACAAAAGAATCAACACTCTAGTTGATCAAAGAAAATTAGACGAACAAAAATTAAACGTCTTTGAAGATTTCTTAGCAAATCTTTAATTATATAAATAAAAACAGCTTATACAAAAAGGTAATTCGGAGAGTTCAAATGTCCCGTGGGAAAAATTTACAAGAAATGGAGAACGCCGTAACCAAAGGTGCAGCCCCCGCTGAGCCCATGCAAACCATGGCAGGCGTGAGCTATGAAGACCTCGGTGGCCCAACTCCAGAAAAAAATTCACCAACAGACGATTCTAATAAATTAAAGGATCCAGCTGGTGAAGGTTCATATGCAAAGAATCTTGCTTCAGTCAAAGGTTTCATGTCCAAAGTTAAAAAAGAGGAAGTGGAAACTAAGGAAGAAGAAGAGGTAGTTGCAGAAGATCAAACTTCTGAAGAGGAAGTGGTCACTGAGGAAGAAGTTACTGAAGAAGAAGTAACTGAACTTCCCGAAATCACTGATGAAGTTGACATCGATGACGATGTTAATGCACTTCTCGGTGGACAGGAACTTTCTGAAGAGTTTAGAGAGAAAGCTAAGACAATCTTCGAGGCTGCTCTAAAATCTAAAGTTGCCGAACTTAGAGAAGCCATGGATGCTCACTACGAAGCAAAGCTCGTAGAAGAGGTCGAAGGTATGAAAGACGAACTTATCGAACGTGTTGACTCTTACTTAGAGTACGTTGCAGATGAGTGGTTACAAGAAAACGCACTACAAGTAGAGCGTGGTCTTAGAACAGAGATGACTGAAACATTCCTCGAAGGAATGCGAAGTCTTTTTGAAGAACATTATGTATCAATCCCTGAAGATAAATATGATGTCGTTGAGAATATGGTAGACAAACTTGACGAAATGGAATCAAAACTCAATGAGCAGATCGAGAAGAATATTACTATCACCAAGAGTCTCTCCGAGGCAACAGCTGATGGTATCGTTTCTGATGTTTCTGAAGGTTTAACAACCGTTCAGAAAGAGAAGCTCGCTTCACTTGCCGAAGGTGTTGAGTTTGAAAGTGAAGAATCTTATAAGGAAAAGCTTGAGACTTTAAAAGAGTCATATTTCAAGACTTCTCCAAAAAGAAGTGACACGGAAGTGTTAACCGAAGAAAATGCTGTTGCACCAGTAACAACTAATGCAATGTCAGCATATATACAGGCACTATCTCATGCCACTAAAAATTGAATCTCAACTTGTTAATTAATCAAACGTAAACTTATTAGGTAAAACGCAAATGTTCAATGCAGAACAATTGCAAGAGAAGTGGAAGCCACTCTTAGAACATGATGGAATTGATAGCATCAAGGACAATCATAGAAAAGCGGTTACTGCTGTCTTGCTCGAGAACCAAGAAAGATTTTTAACTGAGGAAAGATCATTCCTCCAAGAACAACCAACAATGCAAGTAGGCAACGGAGGATATACCTCTGGTGCTACAGCTACTGGCCCTGTTGCTGGTTTTGACCCAGTTCTAATCTCATTGATTAGAAGATCTATGCCTAACTTGGTGGCATACGATTTAGCTGGTGTTCAACCAATGAATGCTCCAACTGGACTCATCTTTGCGATGAGATCACGTTATGTGGATAATCCAGATGGAAACAAAATGCTCGGATCAGAGGCATTCTTCAATGAGCCTGATTCAGCATTCTCTGGACAGAACCAAGAAAATACCTATACAAATGGTATGGTTTCTGTTACAACTGGTTTAGGTACAACTGCTCAGTCAGGTACTAACCCAGGCGCACTTAACCCTTCAACAGATGCAAAACAAGTTGCATATGATGTTGGTCAAGGTATGCGTACAGATGACTCTGAAGATCTCGGAGATTCAAGTAAGACTTTCAACGAAATGGCTTTCTCAATCGAGAAGGTTACTGTGACTGCGAAGTCAAGAGCTCTAAAAGCAGAGTACAGTTTAGAACTTGCTCAAGACCTTAAAGCAATCCACGGATTGAACGCTGAGGCTGAGTTAGCAAATATTCTATCAACTGAGATTCTTGCAGAGATTAACAGAGAAGTTATTAGAACTATCTACAAGACTGCTGAGACAGGTGCTCAGGTCAACACAGCAACTGCTGGTACATTTGACTTAGACACTGACTCAAACGGAAGATGGTCTGTTGAGAAATTCAAAGGACTTCTATTCCAGATAGAAAGAGATGCAAACGCTATTGCACAAAGAACTCGTCGTGGAAAGGGTAACATTATCCTATGTTCCGCAGACGTTGCTTCTGCACTAACAATGGCTGGTGTTCTAGATTACACCCCTGCACTTAACGCTAACTTAAACGTAGACGACACAGGTAATACATTTGCTGGTGTTATCAACGGTAAGTATAGAGTTTACATCGATCCATTCGCTGCAAACAGTGCTGCAACTCAGTACTATGTTATCGGATACAAAGGTACATCACCTTACGATGCTGGATTATTCTATTGTCCTTACGTTCCATTACAGATGGTTAGAGCTGTTGGTCAGGATACATTCCAACCAAAAATTGGCTTTAAGACTCGTTACGGAATGGTTGAGAACCCATTCTCACAAGGTACAACTCAAGGATCAGGAACACTTACTGTTAACGCTAACCGTTACTACAGAAGAGTTTCAGTTTCAAACCTTATGTAATTCATATTACAAATTTTTCAAGGAGATCCGAAAGGGTCTCTTTTTTTTGTGTCTAAATACTAATATGGATGATCAGAAAGCCGCAAAAATTTTAATCAAAAGATCAAAGAAAAATCCAATTTTATATTCAACTGCTGATATTCTTTACGCTAAAAGAATTAAAAAATTGCAAAAAGTAAATGACTGATTCAGTATCACCCTTTGACAAACAAATAGCCAATCGGAACTATATGTCTCCTCTTGGTTTTAAGTTGATTTTAACTAAAACACCAAAGGTTGATTTTCTTTGCCAATCTGCGAACATACCTCAAATAAGTATGGGAACTGCAATACAACCATCTTATTTGAAGGATATTCCTGTGCCTGGAGATAAAGTTTTATATGACGATTTGAACGTTCGTTTTTTAGTGGATGAAAAGATGGAAAACTATCTTGCAATTCACAAGTGGATGCAAGGCCTTGGATATCCAGAATCTTTAGGACAGTATGATCAACTTAGAAAAGATGACAACAGAACTAATCGTGGAGTTGTTGATAAAGGAGATCCACGTTATTTTGAATTTTCAGATGCTACTTTACAAGTTTTAAACAGTAATTATAAACCAAGTGTCTTAATTAATTTCAAAGATGCATTTCCTACATCACTTTCAACATTAGATTTTGATGTCACAACTCGTGACTATAATTACTTCACAGCAGAAGTTAATTTTAAATATACCATTTATAATATAACTGATCCAAATGGTGTTAGACTAGATAATAACCCAACAAAATAATTTTACATGATAAATCTTGATAAGATTCAGTCCATGTGGCAAGAGGACTGCAAAATTGATATTGACAGTATGCATGAAGAATCAATAAAGATTCCACAACTTCATTCTAAATATCATGAGATGTTGAACAATTTAATACTATTGAGAACCAACGCTCAAAAGATACAAAAGAGTGTTCGTCATCAAAGATATGAATATTACTCTGGTAAGGCAGATCCAGAGGTGTATGAGAAAGAACCTTTTCCAAAAAAGGTGAGAGATAAAGATGCATTGATGAGATACATGGATGCTGATGAAAGATTGACAGAAGCAAATCTCAAAGTTGAATACTACAATGTGATGATAAATTATATTGAAAGTATTCTCAAACAGATATCAAATCGTACATATCAAATTAAGAATTCAATTGAATGGCATAAATTCCAAGCTGGATTTACATGACCCATCTTATTATCAAAAAGAAAAACGAAGTCTTCGTTACAGTTGATTCAGAACAACATGTGTATCATGAACTCTCTGATCATTTCACATTTGAAGTGCCTGGCGCTAAGTTCATGCCGCAATATCGTAATAAGTATTGGGATGGTAAGATAAGACTTTATGATATGAGAAAAAATGAGATCTATACTGGTCTTGTAGATCGAGTCATATCATTCTGTAATCGTAAAGGATATACTTATGAGTTTGAGGGAAGTAAATTTTATGGATTGCCACTTGAAGAGAATGAGATGATATCGCCAGAGGGTGTCACAGATTACACAAAGAGTATATCAAAACATAAACCCAGACCGTATCAGATCATGGGTATTCATGATGCTTTGAGACATAATCGTAAATTGTTATTATCACCGACAGCATCTGGTAAGTCGTTAATGATATATGCAATTACAAGATATCATGTTGAGAATAATCGT